AAGTTCGTTGAGCGGCACCACGATGTCGCCGTTGCCAAGTTCGCGGACGGCTTGCATCTGCTGGTGGACAGGACCGAGGGTGCGTCGCCTGTGGTTGTATAGGGCAACGATCTCTTCGATACTTCTCACAGGCGCTCCAAATGGTTGACAATCCTGCGTGTAAGGATACCACTAGCCGCAGCAGTGGTGCTTCAATCCGCAGTAGGGGCAGCGCCAGCGGGTTGCTATCGGGTTGAACTGTTTAGCGCAGTTCTCGCATTCCATTCAGCGAGCGCGCTTTGGCCTGCGTTCCGCCATTTGAGATTTCAGCGTTTTCAATTGCGAGAACTTTTGGTGGGACATCCTAGATGTCATTCCGTAGCCGCTATCGTCGATTATGTAGCTCGTATCCCACTCCGAATCCCCGAACCACGTTTTGCCTGTCCCTGGGCTGGTCCACCGGTTCTTGGCCTCTGAGCGCGCCTTCTTCACATAGCCGTTATCGCTTTTCTTGACGGTCTTCTTCTGGGCCTTTTTTGCCGGCATTTCAAACTCCTTGGATGTAGCTGCTACCACAAAATGATATCAGCCGGCTTCCATCCATGACGGACGCCACATGCGCGGCGGCAGTTTCGGGGCCGACAGTTTTGGGGCGTGCAACAGCATGAACCACAACGCCATCGCCAAGTCAGTCCCCCGCTTCTTATCCTTAGTCCACGTCACCAGTTCGTCAACGAGAGCAAGCGTTTTCCAGTTGCCGGACATTGACGGCAAGCGGAGCGAGCCAGAACGAACGACTGGGGGAATGAGGGCTTCCAAACCCAAATTCTCATCTAGCTTGTTCCGCGATGTGGTGTGCGGGATGATCGTCACACCGGTCAACGCCTGCCAACGCCTGACAAAGTCGTGGGCCAGCAAGAACCGTTGGGCGGCGTTTACCTCGACCACGATGTGTGACACCGGATACCACATCTCTTCCGACCGGGCAATCCAGTCAGGCAGGATGCCGGTGTAGGTGCCGGTCGCCATGTCGTAACCCAACAACTCTTCGGCAGTTAGCTTGACGCGCTCTACATCGACAACGTGGTAGAGGCCGAGGTCGGGTTGGACAACCGTCCAGATGACACCCCAGAACTGGGATGGTGACGGGTCCACCGAGATAATGGAGATCCACGGGGGTTGTAGCCCGCGTGACAGGTAGCCGGGTTGCCGGTCGCGGTCAATACATCCGTCGTACTGGATGCCGTCGTTGCCGACACCGCCAGTAATCATCGCCCGATCAACCAGCTGATAATCAAGATCGATGTCTTCCTGCTGGTAGACAACCCTGAACTTTTGGGGCTGGTTGTAACGGATGTACGACAGGTCTTTCCACGGCAGACGGACCGGATCCAACAACGGACCCTCAGGCCACGGCAAAGCGTCCTTCTTCCGAGACTTCGGACCAGTGTCCAGCTCGTCGTAATACGCCTTATAAATCAGCTGGTGATACTTCTGCTTTTTGACCGGGTCTTTCAGATGTTCTTCGACAGTGATGTCCTCACCGTCATCGTCATCGTCGTCCTCGTAGATGACCTTCGCCATGCAATGTGCGTACAGGTCGCCGGGTCCGAGACGCTGCCCGATCACGTTCACCAGCCCGCCAGGATCACAGCGGGCTTCCGCCATCGAATCCCAACGTTCCAACAGCCGGTCACGGGCCACCGACTCCTTAGCGTTCTCCGGTGACGCCACATCATCAAACAGACAGAGGTCGGCACGGTGACCGATGAACTCCGAATCAATCCCGTATGCCGACACGGTCGGTTCCTTGTTGTCCAAACCGCCAGGTATCGGCTGCTCAACCACAAACTCTTCGGCACGCCACAACGAACCAGACGCCAACGGCTTGAACCTGCCGTAATCTTGCGCCAAACAACCCTCAGCGTCCTGCGTCAACCCCTTGCGCACCATCTCAGGGTCCGCCATCAGCCGTGTCGGACGTTCCAACGTCTCACGGATACGCCTCGAATACTGTTTCGCCAAAGTTTGCGAGATCGAGCCGATCAGAACACGGATCGCACGGTTCCTGACGATGCACCAGACGGCCACATCGTGGAACAGGGTGGATTTGCCGGCTCCTGGCGGACAGTTGAGCACCAGAAACTCTTTCTCTTCCGATTCCAGGTGCTGAACGATCTTGTATGCGGCGTCAACCTGCCACGGTGACGGGACACGCCCCAGATAGACACGCCGGAAGTAGTCGAAATCGTCCCAACCGCGCTTCGCCCGCTCCGACAGACGCTCATACGGGATGACCGGAGGCAAATCAGCGGCCTCATCCAACGACTGACGCAGCTCTTCACGCTCCCGACCCGACTGAACCAACGCTTTCTTGACATCAAACTTCGCTAACTCGTTCTCAGTCTGTAGCTGGCGGCGTTTCGCATCCCACTTCTGACCGGTGTTGTAATGGATGCCGGCGATCTTGCAAGCTTCCTTGATCGAAATGCCCGCAGCTCGGGCCTCCCAGAACCGAATCTTGTCCTCTTTAGGGACCGTGCGACGCCCACTGTTCTTTGTGCCAGTCATGGTCCGCCCATTGTACCCACAGGGAGCCGGCCTGGAAGCTAGGAGGTGTTGCTCCCAGGCGGCTCTACCTGTTGTGGGGTGTACCAGCAAGGAAAGGATGAAACTTGCCGGCGCACCAATCATACACCACCAGCACCACCAGTCAACCGTCGGTACCAAAACACAACAAACGATACCTCCCAGATCACACCCTGTTTTTTAGGTGGTTGACATGGCGTGCTAGCCTCAAACACAACTTCAACTCGGAGCACAGGAGGTAACCATGTTCCAAACCCCGAAAGACAAAGCCCGTGGGCTGCTGGTCAGCATCGAAAAACGGATGAAACCCGCCATGCCGCCGTGGCGCAACGACGAAGAAGTCTTCGACTACTGGGTCGAACTCGTCATGCGATACACCGAAGAACAAGTAGGCGCGGCCTTCGCCGCCCACCTAGGGGGCGGCCAGGCCCGCTGGCCCAACTACTACACGTTCCGCGACCTCCTCAGAGCAGAACGCCGCAAAACCAGCACCCACAAACCCATCACCCCAGCAGAAGACTGCCCCGACTGCGCCAACACCGGATGGATGGAAGCCCAATGCTGGCAAAACCAAGTCGGACACATCTACCACCAAGTCAAACCCTGCCTCTGCTTCAGAGGCACCGAAACAAGGAACACCCCCATATGGCAAGACCAGATGGAGAAGAACCAAACGACGGACCCATCTACCGGCTCCTTGACGAACTGTCCGAAGAATGCGAATGCCAAGAAACAATATGCATTTATTGCCGAGCTAGCGAATGCATCGACGAACTCCTCGTCACCGCCATTCTGAACTACTACCGAGGCAAACGACACACCTGGAGATGCCACAGATGATCTACGAATACACCTGCATCGCCGGCCACAAAGCCACATTCACAGGACCGATAGCACGCCATCGCTCAAACAGATGGTGGAACAAACACAACCACTGCCAACCAGTGGTACACTCAGAACCAGGAGCCAAGCAGCTCGAAAAGGGTGTACACCAGTAGCACGGTGCGGGCCATCAGCCCCCGGAAACGGGGTTCAACTCCCATGCCCGCGACACAGCGACGAACCTGGCCGTAGGCACGAAAACGGGAGAAGCTAAAACGAACACCCGTCGTATTCCCGCGACCCTAAACAAAGCGGAGGAAGTCCAAGTGTGGCAACTGGACGGGGGGCTTATTGCCGTCGGCCACCAACCATCACCGTTAGCGATACCAAAAAACCACACATCTCCCACACAGATAATAAGAGTACCGGGGGTGGTGCGTCGCGGCAGACCACGGGTCGTGGTATTTGTCCGGACAATGGGGGTGGGAGTCGAAATGTACGGACATATGGGGGTAGCTTGACATAACACGTGTTATGGGCGGGGGTATCCCGACCAGTAAAGTCCGACGGATGACACAGAATGGGGCCAGCTCCCCCCAATAACTGTGTCAACGTCGTCGTGGGGCTGAGAGACGAGTCGCGCCTAGTATCTGTGGGGGTGATGGGGTGTGATCTGTATTGGTTATGAGCTTTGTCTTGACTTTGGGCGGGGGTGCGATTACCTTTGTAGTTAGTCACCTAGTGGGGGTGGCTACTGAGAGAGAGGGTTACGACATGGCTAAGTGTTCCGAGTGCGAGCGAGTGTTTGACTTGTTCGATGAGACCGACGCGGCAGAGTGGCATTACGGCCACGACTGCGAGAGTGACGGGGGTGAGTCGTGACGGTCGCAGAGTTGGCGAAGAATCTCGACAAGGTTGGCACCTACTACCCTAACGGGTCGAACGGTCTCGGGTTCGAGGTCACGGTTCGCGACGTTCGGCAGGTGTTCGGTCGTCTCGATTTTGAGGTGGAACCGGTGGCCGGTTTTGGGCGGTCGTGGGTGGGTGAGTCGTCGGTGAAGTTTCCCGACGAGCGTCCTCGGTTGGCGGTGTCCGATCCGTTCTAACCTTGACTAGTCGAAACGCACCCCGCTAGGGTGCGTCCGTGGGGGATGGTCTCCCCGCGCTGATGAGACAGACCACAAAGAGAGAGGGAACAACAATGGATGAGACTTACAACGGGTGGGCGAACCGCGAAACGTGGGGGTTTTATCTTCACCTAAGCAACGACGAGGGGTTGTGGTCGTGGGCTGAGGAACGAACCCGCGAGTTCGCATCTGCCCCCACCTATCTTGACGAGGTGATCCCGTCGGTCGTCGGGCAGGCCATGATCGAGGCGGTCGAGGAACTATGGGACGAGTGCGAGGGTGCCGAGTGGGTGCGTCTTATGCGGTCCGATGTCGGGTCGGTGTGGCGTATCGATACCGCCGAGGTCGGTCGTCATCTTTTGGACGATTTTGTCCCCGGTTGGGACGAGGTGTCGGCATGATGGGCAGGCCATCTGAACGACTGGTGTCGGGTGACATCCCGCACACCGGCGACTTCATCGGTGTCGAGGTGTGGCGCACGTTCCGGCCGGATGATACCGACGGGGTAGCGCCGGTGTACGTCCTCCAATGGAACGACGGGGTGGTCAACGAGTGGACTGAGGTTTACGTGACGTTGGGGCAAGCTTTGGCTCGTCTTGCGGTTTTGGCTGACACGGGGACCGGTGACGGTTCGGACGGTTTCCGACATGACCCGATGACGTTCGGGCGCAGGTGGGATCACTTCACACGAAAGGAAATGGGATGATGGAAACGACGACGGGGTTGGCGTGCGTGTCTTGTGGCGCTACGTCGCAGACGGTGACGCAGGGCGGTGAACCTCGGGTGTACGAGACTCGGCCGATGGCCGACGGTGGGACACCTATTTGCTATGTCTGTTATTACTCGGGGCGAGGGTTCGCCCATGTCTACTCGGCAGTCATTGACCATTGTCGCGCCTACGGTGTCGAACTGTGTGTGTGGCAGACCGGTGGGGGGTGCCAGAACTTCGGGGTGGCGTTCCCTGAGGGGCATCACGTTGCGGAAGCGTTGTTCGGTAATCTGGGCGGCGACCTTTCTACCGACGAGTTCGGCGGTGATGTGTACACCTACTACGAGGTCGGCCAGTCTGACTACGACGACGAGTTGTCGCTAGTCATGCGGGTGAAGTTCCCGCCCCCGACGGTTCGGACGGTGGAGTCTGTCGCCGGTTGGATCGTGGACTGCGTGAAGTATTTGCGCGGCGTGTCTGGGGGTGATGTCTGATGAGCGCCGATGTTGTCGCGGTGGACATCCCCGCTGACGTTGCTGACGGGCTGGCCATGCCGACGGACGGCGCTACAACGTCCGAAACGTGGACCGGTGAGGACGGGCGAACCTACCGCGCCATCATCGGTTCCTATCCTGACGACTTCGCCACAGTCAACGACTTCGACTGTTATGGCACGGTCGAACCTCTGCCCCGTTACTGGCAGGGCGGCACGGTGCGGCCGGACGGGTTCGACGGTGGAGCCGAGATCGTCAGCGTCGGCAGGTCGTGCGACCGGTGGTGGTGGCAACCCCCACGGGACGCGGTGCGCGACCCGGTGTTGCGCCGAAGCTTGCGCGGACAGTTGTGCGACCTTTTAGAGTTCGGGTTTTCCGTGATCTATTTGGAAGTTCAGCGCGAGTGTTCAGACGTTCCGGGCGAGTGGCACGAGGTCCGCTCCGTGTCGTTGGGGTCGGTGGAGCCTGACAGTCTGAGCGAGTTTGTCGGGGAGTTGGTCAACATGGTGGGGGACATGCCATGACCAGGCCACTTCCCCGCTGGCGGTACGTTGTCCGGCGAACCGTCGCGCTCGCCATGCTTGTCGCGGTCGTGTTATGGCTGTCGGTAGAGTTTCTAGATTTGTTCGGCGCGGACTTGTGCGCCGAGGACTTCGGGTGCCTGCCCGAGACTAGGTGACCCGCTAGGGTTAGAGATGTCCTCACCGTGGGGGTGAGGCAAGAAAGAGAGGAACAATGGAAGACAAGTACCTATGGGATCACACCGAGTTCCCGACGGTCATCGAAGGCCGGTTTATGGCGAACTGGGTGTATCTCGGCGAGGGGCGGGACGGCGAGTACGACCCGAACGACCCTGACGACATGGCCCTACTTCGTTTCGACACTCATGAATGGGGTGACGGCGACTGGGAGCCGATCGACGGTGGAACATATTGTACGGGGATGCCGGTCGGCACCGACCGTGACACGTTGGTGTGGGTATTGGAGCGGATCGTTGCCGATCTTCACGCCTGCGTTGATAGCCCTAAGCGGATGTTGGAGGGTTGGTCGTGGGTCAACCCGTCGTGGGCGGGGGTGACGGCATGAGCATGAGAGATCAAGCGCTAACCAACATTGAGATCACGATGGATAGCGTTGACCACCGTGACAAGGTGCTTGCCGTTGACATCGCGTTTGGCACGCTGAGCGACGAGGACCGCCACCAGTTTGTGCGCCGACTTGTGGACGGATGCTACGTCTACCACTCGGGAACCGGGTTGCTACTTCACATGCTGGACTGCCAACTTTTGCCGATGGACGAGTATTGCGAGTGCGAAGCTTGCGGTGAACCGTTCCGGTATGACGAGCCGTGCGAGCGGTGCGAGTTGAGAGAAAGGGCGCTGAAAGTATGACTGCGATAGACCTTGGCGATTTGTGCGTGTACTGCGGCGAAGATACGTCGTTCGGTAGCGGCAAGTTCGTGAACCGTATTCCTGCCGATAACACGGTCGAAGTCGTGTTCGAGGGGCCGCACTCTGCCGATCTGGAAGTGACCGGCTGGCTGTGCGAAGAGTGTCAGCCGAGCGAGTGGGACTGCGACGGGTGCCTTGATTTGGTGCCTGACGGGACCGGTCATTATGTCAATGACATGCGGGTCTGCCAGAGCTGCGCCGAGAAACTACAACGGGAGAACAACTGACATGGCGGTCGCGCTCGGCATGGGAATCATCGTCATCTTCCTACTCATCGTCGCCTCGTGAAACTCGAAGGCGCACGCAAGACATACACCTACAACATCCACAACAACACTAGGGTCGCGGTCATTCGCGCACTACGAGAACTCCCACCACAAACATCATGGGAAGATGACTGGCCCCGCCCCTACCAGTTAGCATTTGAGGCGATCATCGCTATCGCAGACGACCTCTACCTGCTACGCTGACATTCCCCCCAGACGGCAAGACCCTCGGCGCTTCCCCTCTCTCTGCGTCGGGGGTCTTGTCTATTCCGCGTCGTCTAATCCGGTGATGACCTGAGGCGCAGGGCCACGCTGCCTGTACGGACGCAAGTCACCCCGTCTGATCCGTCTGCGTTGCGCCCCAGTCATCCCGCCGAACACCCCGTACATGTCGTATTCGGCGGGGAATCCCAGCGCGAATCGAAGGCACTCTTCTCTGACAGGGCAGGGGGGCCGGTCGTTGTTTCCGTTACAGAACCCGAGAGCTTTGTTGTGTGGGCGGCTGACACCTTTGACTGAACTGTCGTAAAAGATGTTGATGTCTTGCCCTCGGCAGGCGGCCTGCTCATACCACTCACTCATTGTGCGTCTCCCATGACGATCCTTCCGACATGCTCCGCGACTTGCGGGACAACCGAGTTACCTAAGCCTCTAAGTCTGTCCACCCTTGCGGGAACCCCATAAGCCACTCGACCCACGTCGGGTTCAGCTGCCCATTGGGTCCGTCCGCTATCCGTGCCGCCATCCCAAGGGGCATCCCACCCTGTTTGTAGCGGGTCGCATGGTCTTGCGTTGTTGCTGTCGGCCATAGGCCGTCGCTGTTCGGCCCGTTGGAGCCTTGCGATAACGAATAGGCGATCGCGGAGGTGCGGGGCGCCGACGGAGGCAGCTGGTAGGCAGTCCCATCTCGTGTCATACCCGATCTCGGCCAAGTCTGCGAGAACGTGTCCAAATCCGAGAGTAAGGTGGTTTGAGACGTTTTCCAGTATTGCGTATCGGGGTCGTAGTGCGCGAAGGCAGTTGGCGAAGTGGGGCCACAGGTGTTTGGGGTCGTCTGTCCCTTTGTGTCTGCCGGCGATGGAGAATGGTTGGCATGGGTAGCCTCCGGCCACAACGTCGGTTCGTTCCACGGTTGCCCAGTCGATGTCACGGATGTCTCCTAAGTTTGGTGTGTCGGGCCAATGTTTTGCGAGGACACGGCTGGCGTAAGGGTCGATTTCTGACTGCCAAACGCAGCGCATTCCGGCGCGTTCCAACCCGAGGTCGATTCCTCCTATGCCGGAGAACAACGATCCGAAGGTGATGGTCATGCGGCTTTCATTTTGCGTCGTTGGCGTTGTGATAGTCCGCCGAAGATTCCTGGGGTGAGTTCGTTGCGGTCGAGTTCGATGCCGTAGTTGCGGCATTGTTCGATTACTTCGCAGGTGTTGCAGGTGCGGATGGCGAGGTAGAAGCTGTCCATGTCGCCCCGTTCGGGGACGAAAATGGCGGGGTTCATTCCTCGACACGCGGCTTGTTCCATCCAGTCAGTCACAGTAATCACCGGACATGTACCACGGCCTCCATTTGCAGCCGTATGCGTCAGCCCTGTCAGCGATATGCTTCGCCATCATCATGTTGCTGTACGGATCAAGGATGGTTGTCCGGTTCAACCCCATTCCCTCCCATGTTTCCTCCCATGTTTTTGCGTTGATTTGCATGACACCGAAGTCCCTTGTGTCAGATACGGCATCCCATGTGCAGCGAGATTCACGGTAGGCAATCTCAATGACGGTGTCCAAATCGGCAGGCTCGAAGCCGGCGGCGAGGGCCGCTGGGATGAGTGCGCGGCATCGGGTGTCGGTGTCTGTGGATTCGCACATGGGTATGCCAAATAGCACTGGCAATAATGCCAACAGTTTCATTGTTCCTCCTAGTAGCCGGCGGCTTTGAGCAGTGCGACCATCATGCCGAGCGGCATGACTGCGTATTGTTCAGCAGGGTTGCCTCGTCCTCTGCGTTTGGCGACGAGTATCCCGTAGTCGGCGTTGGCGTTGGCTGTTTCGATCATGGTTTCATCGAGCCAGCCAGCCAAGTTCATGGTCTTGTGGTTTTTGCATTCCCACACGATTCCTGGTGTGCCGGTGATGTCGCCTTTGTCGTTGGTGCCGGCAAGGGCGCGTCGTTCGGCATAACGGAACCCGTTATTTTTTAGGAAGTCAGCGACGAGTGTTTCGAAGCTGGTTCCTTTCTGTTTGTTGCGGCTCATGCTGGGCCTCCATCGGTACTCGTTTGTGGCGTGCGCCACACTTGTGCATCGGTGGCCCGAGTAGGGGCCGGTAGGTGGTGAGCGTTTGTCCGCAGTCGGGGCACCACCATTCTACCTTTTGTTGCGGTTTCATGTCAGAACGGGTCTTCGGGCAGCTCTTGTGGGCTGGTCGGACTGGGGATGTTGGTCATGCCGGACGCCCAACGGAGGCTGAGTGCCACGTCGTCCGCAATGATTTCCCACTTCTTCTTCTGTTCGCCGTCACGGCCCGTGTATTCGGACTCTTCGTTGCGTCCGATCACGATGACACGCTGCCCTTTGCCAAGCACGGCACCGACGTTCTCTGCCATCTCACCGAACACGGTGATGTTGTGCCAACTTGTCTTCTTCTTCTCGTCCCGACCGATGGTGTCAGCCACCGAGAACTTCAACACGGCGGTGCCAGAGTTGGCGTAACGCAACTCGGGGTCACGTCCGACGTTGCCGATCACTGTGATGGTGTTCACTTGCTTGTCATCTCCTTGAATGTGGCACGGAGTTTGTCCATGTCGCTGATGGTTACCTGTGTGTAGTCAACCCCAGCCCGTTTGGCGACGGTGACTGGGTCAATCTTCTTATCCATGCAAGCCGCTGTGAACTTGCCGTGGAGTTCGGGGGAGATCAGGGCGTCTCCGGTGTCTGCGTCGCTCTGAGGGGCTTCTGGGGGCCTCTCAGGGGATTGTGGGGCCTTCTTCGCTGCCGCCTTCTTGACTGGCTTGGCGGGCTGGTCACCCCACTCTTCCTTGCTCCAGAGCGACAAGGCTACGCCAAAACGCATGGCTCCGTTGCGGGTCCCATCGGACACCAGCTCCTTGCCGACATCGACCTTGCGGTCCTCGACCGACCCGACACAGTACCGACGGTGACCGAGGACGGTCATCCAAAACCCTGCCTGGATCATTGTGCCGATCTTCTCACGGGCCGGCAAACCAGCCTCGTCGAATGCGACAGGCTCAATGGTCCACAACGGGTCGATCTCCAACAAGATTCTGGTGACCTCAGCGTGCCCGACGTAGTCGAGTTGGGTGCCGCCCCTCGGCAGTTTGCCGACAATGGACGGGTCTGGCACAGCGTGATCCTTCACGATCTGTGCAAGTTTCTCGGTGTTACTCACTTGTTTCCTCCTTTGACCGACATCACTCGGTAACTTGAACTGGTCTGATATTGGGCATGAAGGTCGGGTTGCTCCGCTGCGAATCGCTTGGCGTCGAACGAGGTCCGAGATCGCTGCCTCCATGTCACCACCTCCTTGTCGCCAATCACTCCCGACTCACACCCGTCGAGGATGATACCGAGCTTTGCTTTCAATTCGTCCTCACGGTCGTTGAGTTCCTTCTTCTCCGCCTGCACCTCTTGCAACGCATAAATGACTGCGGCGTGCTCAGTGAGATCGGCAACACCGTCGTTGTCACGGGCGTGCGAAGCGACCTCGCTGTAACTGGCCTGCCAATCTGGTGGGATCACCCCTGTGGACACTTGCTTGCAGAATCGGTTGACCTCTTCGATGTGCATTTCCTTGTCAGACTGATCGACATGCTGCTCGTGGATGTGCAGGTCGAGGGTGCTGTCGAAGATTGCCCAGTGAATCGTGTCAACCCCAGCGCAGATGGCTTGGTGTACGCCTTGGAACCACCAGTACGGTGGCATGTCGGCGGGCCGCCATTCCCGGTTGTACGTCTTGATTTCCACGACGATTTCGGGGTGGGCGATTGGACCGATGGCGTTGATCGCGTCGAGGGTGGCGACCATGCTGGCGTTCCGTTCCTGGTATTGGTACATCAGGTCGGGCGATACCAGTTCGATACCAAGATCGTCGCTCGCCCACTCGATGATGACCGGTTCGAGACGGTTGCCTCGGTCCATCGCCCGAGTGGTCTCGGTCACCTCCGGCTCATCGGCCAGCTTGTCCATTGCCAGCCCGTACTTGGATTTGAATCGGTGCATCCCGTGAACTGCTGCCGCTTCCGATGCGGACACGACTGGCATCCCGATCTCGTCACGGTGACGGATGCGGAGCCATTCGAGGCTGCCGTGGGGTGGTTTGGGGATGGTTGATCTGCTCACTTGTACCTCCTAGTTGGGTGAACGCGACTTTACGTTCGGGGTGTGACAGCCGTCAAGTCAAACCTTCCTCCCAGTAGTTGACTGGAAGGTGGGTGACCAGACTAAACATTCGCACAACATTCTCAAACGGGATGTGGTTCACGTCCGACACCATCTCCGGATCCTCCGCAGTGTTCACCACCGTGCCA